TGTTGGCGCTATTCTATTAGCTGATATCAGTCACTATTCAGGATTGATTGCAGCAGACGAATATCCAAATCCATTCCCTTACGCACATGTTGCAACAACTACTACACACAAGACATTGCGCGGTCCTAGAGGCGGCATGATACTTTGGAATGATGAGTCTTACAATAAGAAGATTAATGGTGCAGTGTTCCCGGGAACGCAGGGTGGCCCGTTGATGCACATCATTGCTGCTAAGGCACAGTGCTTCTATGAAGCATTGCAGCCAGAATTCAAGGTTTATGCAAAGCGTATCAAGATTAATGCACGAGCAATGGCCAGAGAGTTCATTGAAGCCAATGTTGATGTTGTTAGTGGCGGTACTGCCTGCCATATGATGACCATCAATCTAAATAACGAAAAGTATAGCGGTAGAGAGTTTGCTGACTTGTTAGAAACTCATGGCATTACTGTAAATAAAAATGGTGTTCCCAATGATACTCGCGGGTTCATTGAAACTAGCGGAGTACGAATCGGCGTTGCTGCCGAAACAACTAGGGGACACGATGAACGTTGGTTCAAAGATTTAGCACAAACAATTATCAAACTATTAAGGGACTAAGATGAGCAAGCAACAATATAACTTACACACTAAAACAGATTATCTTACTCGCAAGATGTTCCTTGACCCTGCAGGTCCTGTAACTATTCAGCGTTTTGAAGAAGTCAAGTATCAGAAGCTACAAAAGATTGAACAGACTGCACGTGGATTCTTTTGGGTTCCGGAAGAAGTCAATCTCAGTAAAGATGCCAATGACATGAAGGACGCCAGTGAAGCTGTTGCACACATCTTTACCAGCAATGTTCTTCGTCAAACTGCACTTGATAGTTTGCAGGGTAGAGCACCAGCACAGGTCTTTACTCCGGTCTGCTCTATCCCCGAACTTGAAGCTATTATGAGTAACTGGAGTTTCTTTGAAACAAACATCCACTCTCGCTCATATAGCCACATCATTCGCAACATCTACAATGTTCCTAAGGAAGTGTTCAACACGATTCACGACACTCAGGAAATCATTGACATGGCCTCAAGCATTGGTGACTATTATGATAAGCTACATGCTCTTAATTGTAAGAAAGAAATCGGCATTGACGTTCCTGANTGTGAACAAGAAGTCATTAAGATTTACGCGGATGTTATTCGTGAAGAAAAAGAATGGGCCAACTATCTATTTAAGAAGGGCCCAGTTATCGGCCTCAATGCTGCAATTCTTTGCGACTTTGTTGACTACACCGCAGTAGATGCACTTAAGCAGATTGGCATTAAGTACTGGAATCCAGCACCAAAGAATACTCCCATTCCTTGGTTCAACAAACACAGCGATACTAGCAAAAAGCAGACGGCATTACAAGAATCAGAATCTACTAGTTATGTCATTGGGGTAATGACTGACACGCTAGATTACGAAGCACTTCCAGAATTATAAGGAGAAAAATAATGAGAGCAATTGTATGGTCAAAGGACGCCTGTCCCCATTGTGTACAGGCAAAGACACTTCTAACTCAGAAGGGAATTGAGTTTGAAGAAAGAAAGATTGGTGATACGTACACCAAGGAAGATTTGTTAGCAGCAGTTCCTGATGCTCGTTCAGTCCCGCAAATCTTTATTGACGATGAATATGTGGGTGGGTTTGACCAACTCAGAGCAAGACTGCTCCCACACGCAGCATAAGGAAAGATAATGAAAGATATTAAGACAGGTGAAGTATACACCTTTAAGCTTACTAGCGGCGAAGAAGTAGTTGCTAGAGTAACAAGCATTGAAGACAACTACATATTACTGCATGATCCAGTTTCAGTAGCTCCCGGACCTCAAGGTCTTGGATTGATTGCAAGTTTGTTTACTGCAAATCCGAAGGCCGAAACAAGACTAAATACTAATAGTGTTACAATCCATGCTTTGACAGATGAAAGCGTCAAGTCAAAGTATATTGAGGCTACCACAGGTCTAGTAGTACCTGACAAGAAGTTAATTTTAGGATAATGAATGGCACAACTCAGTAGAAAAGGTGATCAAAACGATGCAGGAGGACAGATTGTCCGAGGTGCCGGTACAGTTTTTGCAAATGGTATCGCAGTAGGATTGCACGTTAGCGACATTACTCCTCACGGCAAAAACAAGCATAAAGCAGCTAAGACTACTGAGGGTAGTCCTACTGTTTTTGCTGAGGGAGTACCTGTTCTACGAGTTGGGTCAGGAAATACATGCGGACACAAGATATCGCAAGGTAGTCCTAATGTGTATGTTCCATAAGGTGATGTATGGCTGATACAGGTAAACAAAGTCCCTTAGGAATAAACGTAAATGGTTCTTACCTTTTTAACCAGGGATTAACTATTAACCCTGTTGCTGCATCTTATATGGGTTCTAGCAAAACAAACGTTAGTTATACTCCAGGAAAATGCGTCACTGATACTTGCTTACACACATTAACTTATGCAATTAATGATGGATACTTGCAAGGCCCCGGAAACAGCAACGCAACCCTCTCAGACGCAACTTATAACAATCTAATTTCAATTGGCTCTACTTCAATAGGCGCATTAGGTAATTCTAAGCCGCCCACATATCAAGCTATAGACCCAACCGGCAATTGGACTACTGGTGCAGTTGCATATGGTGCAAGACAGGGTATTACACGAGACGGAGTTAATCCTCCTTATCCCGGACCCGCAACATCTGGATATGGAAACTATGATGCCACTGCTCTCGCTGGATACTCAGATCCTCTACAAGGAAATGGCGTAGTTGACCAAAAGCAAAATGCAACTTGGATACCATACGACACTACTAATCCTAATAAATCAGTAACGCAGTGGGGGTATATTAGATTACACGCATTGCAGGCTTGGAATGAATTCAATTGGAATGGTGATACTGTTAATGCATCAACACCGGCATATAAGGAATTTTGTTCTTCATTAATGTCATCTGCTGCATTCATCAATTCTTCTAACCAAATCATAATGTCTTCCCACAATAGTCAAACATTTATGGATGGCTCGTATAGTAACATGGATGATTTGGTAAGTGCCGATATCATGGGTATAAGTCTAGCAACTAGACAGTTTGGAGAAGATTTAGAAAACTTAGGCAATCTAATTAATTTGAGTAGATTGGATGCATTAGGTTTGCCCTCACTATTGTTAGCGACACTGGGTCAAAATAATGCAGTTATCCAAGATTTGGTTCTTGCATTACTAGCATCCGGTTTAGAATCTACTGACGTAACTAATCTATCTTCTGGTAGTATATTGACTCCTACCAAAGATCAAGAAAAGAAAATCTATAGTGCCTTTTTGATTATCCGCGGCGAAAACTTACAAGCTGTATTAGCACCCATGCAAGTTAAAACTCAGGGACTAGAATCTCTCGCTGATTTATTAGATGTTAGGAAACTATTCCCTAATAGTTTCCAATCATTAACAGTTCCTAAGTACAATAGCGATTTAGGATTGCCTACTAATAGCAAAACTTACTATCCAATCTATGCAGACGGCGGGGTCAATATTGCATTGTCAACGCCGGAAATGAAAGACTATGTGGGCATTCAAATACCTAAGGGCCCACCGACGATTTTAGATACACCCCTATCTACTGAAAATATAGCAGTCCCCGAAAAAGGATTTGGTTCTTACTTGTATGGAATCATACCACAGGATCAGGCAATTGCAATTGGCGCACTATCGTTCTCACTGCGACAAGTAAGAAACATTGAGCAAGTAACATTCAAAAAGTTTGCTAAAGCTACTAAGTCATTAGAAAGCATGGTTGGATTGCCCTTAACTTCGGGAACTAGCAAGCCAACTAATCAGGAAATGATTGATAATACTTCTGAAAAGCAAGCATTAGGGTCAGGTCCATATGGCACCTACACGATGAGTGATTTTTTTGGTTGTATGAGCGGGTTACCTTATCCCTGGGAAAATCTATATAACAGAATTTTAGAAGTACAAACGACCACACTAAAATCAATATACGATAACTTGTATCTGGCAGTTACATGGGAGGGTGCTGTATTAGCATTTACTCTTGACAGCAATTCACCCAGTGATTATTTTATTGACACTCTCACTATAGTAACACCTGGCGGAGGATATGGTCGTGGTGGAGCGCCCGTCCCAACAATCTCATTGCCGTTTGGTGCTAGTGCGACTTGCACAATCGGAACAGATCCTAACGATATAGCTAATTTTGGTAGACTTACTAGCGTCACGCTAGTCTCAGGAGGAAGTCATACAAATACTAGCGGGTGGTTTGCACAGGTTCAGTGTCCTCCCACATCAAACGCAGGCGGAACAAACACCGCGTTTGGTACTACTGGCTGGCCTAGCCCAATGAATTCGGTAGTACAAAATTATATTGATCAAGCAAACACCGAAATCACATCAATTGCCGCATCCAACCCAGAAAAAGCCCAAGAACTAAATGTGTATTGGAATAGTATGGGAACTCAATTGATGATTGAACAAAGAACTAGATACAATGCACTAGTTCCTGTTACTATCCCCAAAGATCCGTTTACTAATCCGTATCCGCAAGCTATTAATGTATTTGTGGATTCATTACCTGAATTAGCACAAGATACTAAACCTCATATGTCGGCACAGACTATTGAGGCTATAACTGATTTGTCTACAGTAGGTGGACAAAGCACTGTTGGTATGATGAGACAAGAAAGAAATCAACGAAGACTTCAAAACGCAGGAATAACATTAGACAACAATATTCCTGTAGATATGTCTACTGATGATGTTAAAACTCTTACTACTAATGGAACTATCGCCGCCGGCGTGCAAAATAATATCCCTAGCCCAATCCTTAATATAATAAAGAATGATCAGCCTGAACTATTGAACGAAGTAGAGGGCTATACTAACCCTGCTTGGTTCGCCGCAGAAGTGGACAATCAAGTTGTTAAGCCCAATCCAAATGGTATTTATATACCTACTGATTCTGCTCTCGTTGGAACTTATATTCCTGCTAGATCAACTAAACCCGGAGATATTACTCCCATACTTCAAGGTGTCCCGGTCCCATCAGTTATGACCTGATATTAGTATAATTAAGTGTATATCATAGGAGCTTAATTTGCCATATCTATTTACCAGTGAATCGGTGTCGGAAGGACACCCAGACAAAATTGCAGATGCCATCAGTGATGGAATTCTTGACATGTTTATGACAGCGATGGACCCGGCAGTAAGGTGTGCGTGTGAAACACTCGTGACTACGAATTCAGTAATCTTGGCAGGAGAGTATAAAGGAGAAATTGATCCTTTAGACTTAGACTACATGGTGAAGAAAGTTATCAAGAATATAGGATACGAGCAAGAAGGTTTTCACTGGAATACTGTAAACATTGTTAATCTAATGCATGGGCAAAGTCCAGACATTGCATTAGGCACTGATAATTTTGGCGCTGGAGATCAGGGCCTAATGTTCGGCTACGCATGTGACGAAACAGAAAATCATATGCCTGCCCCATTATTTTATAGTCATAGAATTGTTGAAGCACTTGCTCATCTGAGAAAGAATGAGAATCAGATTTGGATGGGCCCTGACAGCAAGAGTCAGGTAACTGTAGAATACAATGACGATGGGACAGTCAATAGAATTGACAAGATTGTTTGCTCATCGCAGCATCATCCAGATGTAGATATCAAAGAAGTTCGTAATGGAATTGAACAAATTATCCGTGCAGTTGTCCCAACGGAGCTGATTGATGATAATACCCAGTTCCTAATCAACCCAACCGGTAGATTCGTTATTGGCGGTCCAGATGGCGACACTGGCTTGACGGGAAGAAAAATTATTGTGGATACTTACGGTGGGGCAGCGCCGCACGGAGGTGGAGCATTCTCAGGCAAGGATCCAACTAAGGTCGACCGCTCTGCTGCATATATGGCTCGTTATCTTGCAAAGAACATCGTTGCTAGCGGCAAGGCATCGTGGGCACAGATTCAGCTAAGCTATGCAATTGGTGTTGAAGAACCTACTAGCTTCTATGTTGACAGTGACGGCGAAAGTAAGGACCTAGAAAAGTATATTCGTGAAAACGTTGATCTAACTCCTAAGGGAATTATTGATAGATTTGATATGTTTAGACCAATTTATAGTGCTTCTACTAATTACGGACATTTTGGAAAATCGTATCTTCCTTGGGAAAAAGTTGATCTTTTTGGTTGACACGGTTACCCAAAACTGATATAACAGTTAAATACAGAGTAACGAAAGGCTTTACATATGTCTGCTCCTAAAACTGTTCTCATCGGTGATCGTGTTCGCTATGAATCTGCTGCTGGTACAATCCGCGGCGAAGTGATTCGCATTGTTCGTGCTAAGAATGCCGCCGGCGACATGATTGATTGGATTCACGTTGAATATTACAACGAGAAGTCGCCGTCAAAGTATTCAATTGCTGTACTAGCTGACACTTCTCTTGAAATGATGAAGTTTGTCGTTACTTTCCGTGACATTGATATTCAGATTGCTCGTGGCGAAAAAGAAGCTGCGTAACAAAATAATCGGTTGACATTCTTTGCCCATTTTGCTATAACAAGACTATAGCAAAAACGAGGAGTCTCTCATGTTTCAGGTTGGTGATCTTGTACGCGGCTTTGAATACAACGAAGCCGGCGACGAAATTGAAGTGATTGGTAAGTTTGTTGCTCGTACCGACGACCCCGAAGAATATATTCAGGATATCATTATCAAGACCGAAGATGGTCGCACTGTTTACATTGATGAACAGGTTGCTCGTCCGTATACTCCCGTAGTCAAGTGGGCCCTTGCTAAGGTCAAGGATGGCTTTGCTGATCTTCCCAGCGAAAAGTTTCACACTTTTGCTGTTAAGAAGAACGGCGAAGTTGTCGGGCAGCTTAAGTGGAAGTATCGTCCCAAGAATGCAGGTGGCTATGCCTGGCAGGGCCTTCTGTTCAAGAGCAAGAAGCACTTTGGTATGGACGTTTCCTTTTTTGACAAGCGCAAGGAAAATGTCCTAAAATGGTTCAAGACTCAAGAAATCGCTTGACAGATTAGTATTTTTCATGTAGTGTCTCTGTATCGCTTGAAAGGAGTTACTTATGACTGTATCTACATCTGATTTGATTGACAAGATGCTAGCAAACACTGCTGTACTTACTGGGGACCCGGTACACAGTATGTCATATCGTGCAGGGTACCTTGAAAGCACGTTGCGTGAAGTTCTGTTGCGATGCCCAGAGGCAGTAACTATCTTGACTGAACGCATCACTTACCAAAATAGCTTGATTCAGCAAGCAAAAGAAAATGAAATCCAGTAAGGAGTTTTGATCATGAATTGGCTTTACACTAACTCAAATTGGTTACAGATTGGTTGCTATACTTTGCTTGCTCTAGGACTAATTGTTCTAGGGTATAGGATTATCTAGTATAAATACTTTAATGACAGTATTGTTAAACTTTCTCTTAGCTATGTCAATTTTAGTAGGCGCCGGCATACTCATTAGTGTCGGCGTCTATTTTTTAGTATCTTGGATGTTAAGCAGAATTGAACAATATGAAAAAAATAGCAAAAAGCCCTAAACGCTATAGAACATCAAACTGAAAAGGGACTTATGGACGATCCTAAAACCAATGGGCCGTCCTACTTAAATTAGGTTGGTTAGTGAGAGACGAAAATGGATTTGCCCCAAAAACGAGAAACAAGTGAGCGACGATAAAAGTAAGAAAGCTACACGCCTACATCGCACAGCAAACGCAATCAAAAAGCAAGTGCGTATTGCTAAATCGCTAGGCACAACACATCCACACAATCAGCCTCATCGTTACGCAAAGCGTCATGCGCTAGATTGCGGCAATCCTAAATGTCTTGTATGTCATTCAGAAAAGGTTTTCGGTAAACCTACCTTTCAAGAACAACGTTTTGCACAAGGTTGCAAAACGGATAATCAAAACCATTAATTAATAGCAAGAGAGTCATGCCCAATTCACCTAAAAAAGCATATGATAGAAATAAAAACCTACGTAGGCTAAAGCCGAAGACGATAAGACAATACAAATCTAAGTTTGTTGAACAATATAACTATTTGATTGACGGGTTTACCCGAGAAGAATACGTTGAATATGAGCGCATATATGTTCTGTTTGCTAAATCTAAACCTGAGGTTCTCCTTAACTATGTAAACATGCATGGTTATACAGGAATTATATTGGAGATGGCCCAGTTGAGGGCAAATGACAGAATCGCTCATCAGCGTGTAATTGGACGAGTTAGGCATAGATGGACAAACTTGTACGCCTATCAAGTTGATAAGATGAATGATGATGCTAATCAATTGTGGATAAAAATTGCCAGATCAGTTCAAAAAAATAGTAAAGGTCGGGAAGACAAGAAAATATATAATGAATGGGAAGGCAAAGAGGGGTTGCCTAAACTAGTACAGTTTTTAAAAGAACTTTATGAAAAGCAAGACGGCAAATGTGCTATTACGGGTGAAAAAATGGTTCTTGCAATTGATAGCAACAAACGAGTCACGAAGGAAAAATGTTCAGTTGATCGCAAGTATAGTACAAAAGGCTACACTCCAGATAACATTTGGTTAGTTTCATATTGGGTGAACGTAATGAAAAGCGACATGACGCTAAAAGAGTTTTGGGGTAAGGCAAAAATTATAGCCGACGCATACCATAGCAGAGACTTAAAAAACAAGTAACCAAAACTCTTGACAATCCTCTAGCTACGTGTTATATCTTAATCTTCGTAAACACTAAGGAGACCTATTTATGGTTAAGATGATTATCGCCTTTATCTCACTTTTTCTGATT